GAAGACGAGCGAAACTAACGCAAAGTCCAGCCAGACGGCAGCGAAGACCAGCGAAACGAATGCTAAAGCCAGCGAAACTGCGGCGAAAAGCAGTCAGGATGCAGCGGCCCAAAGCGAGAGTGCCGCAGCCAGTTCTGCAAGCGCGGCGGCTGCTTCTGCCACTGCATCAGCTAACAGTCAAAAAGCAGCAAAAACCAGTGAAACCAACGCAAAGGCGAGCGAGACTGCGGCGGCGAACTCGGCGCAAGCATCGGCAGCAAGCCAGACAGCAGCTAAAGCAAGTGAAGACGCAGCCAGAGAGTATGCAAGCCAGGCAGCGGAGCCGTATAAACAAGTTTTGCAGCCGTTGCCTGATGTGTGGATACCGTTTAACGATTCACTGGATATGATTACCGGGTTTGCTCCTGGATATAAGAGAATCACAGTTGGTGACGATGTTATTGCATTGCCGTCTGAAAAGGTTGTTTCATTTACCAGGGCGTCAACTGCAACGTATATAGATAAGTCTGGGTGTTTTGCTGAATCAGCGATAAATGAACCACGTTTTGAAAAAGATGGTCTGCTCATTGAAGGTCAGAGAACGAATACTTTTTCTTATACGAATACACCAGTATCGTGGAACTATGACACTGCTAACTTAACTATTACCACGGGAGTTGATGAGTATGGTTTCAGTTATGGTTTGTTTGGCGTTAAAGAAACATCCACAACTGAAAGGGCGACATTAATTTCTACTGGATATACCAGGGTTATTTCAGTTTCGGCAAATGAATCAGTTACTTTATCCTGCAGAGTTAAAAAAGTAAGTGGGGATGGTATTATCACGTTGCGTCCAAGAATATCATATGTTAACGACGATGGCTCAAGTAACACACTGACCGCTGGCGCATATATTGATTGCGAGACTGGCGATATGTTGAGTTATTCTGGAGGTGAGGCGGCAACTTATAACATATTCAGAGAGTCTAATGGATGGATTCGTGTTGAGTTTACCTACAAATCACCAGAAGCAAAAAATATGTATGGGCGTTTTGAGTTTGGAGCACATCAACGATCAATCAAGTCTGGCGATAAATTAATGTTAACAACCCCTCAATTCGAAAAGGGACTAAACGCGTCATCTTTTATCATCACAACAGAGGTCGGTGCCACGAGAGCAAGTGACCAGGTAATCATACCTATACCTTTCAATTGGGCAACTCCACCAGTTAGTGTTCTCATGGAAGTTAATGTTAATTGGGATTCTGAAATGCCTAATTTAGAAGGCTCTGCGCGTTTGCTTAATATCTCAATTACAGGGGCGACGACTGAAGTTTCTGATGAAAGTTATATGTATTTTGGTTTTACCAATCGTGGTAAAAGGATAATTATCACCAATGGCAAAGGAACAAAAACAGAATATAAAGCATATGGGAATAGAGAGAAAAGGAAATTTGTTACTGGCTTTAAGTTTACAGAAGATAAACAGTTGCAGGTTGTTGTTGATGGAATTTTAGGTGGCAGCTCCCCGTCTCTGCATACATTGCAACGTTATACTGCCGGTAATATTAATATCGGTGGACAATCATCCAGTGGCAACAGACACCTGTTCGGTCATGTGAAAAATTTACGCATTTGGCATAAAGAATTAACTGAGGCACAAATGGGGGAGAGTATTAAATGAAAGATTTAACACTCAAATTTGCAGACAGGACCGACTTTTCGACCTTTATGGATAGCATTGGTTATGAAGATGACGAGGTAATGCAGAACAATGTTCTCATTGATGTGATAGGTAACGTGTACAAAGAAACCGGAGAACTTACTGAAGATGGCGAGCCGGTATGTGTTAAGGAAGACGGATATTTTGTAAACGTGCGCATCATTAATGATGCAAAAAAATCGTCAATATTCGATAAATACGCGGTTGTTGTTGAGCATCAACTTCGTGGCTGGATGTGAGGTAGAGAAATGGCTACATCGACAGTAATTCCAGGAGATATCACCAAGCTAAAGGGGGATGTCAGTAAAGCTAAGGAAGATATTTCATCAATTAGCGGAAAAGTATCAACGCTTCAGACTGATATGGACAGTGCAAAGCAGGATATCAGTACCAGATACACAAAAACAGAAGTGGATAATAAGCTGAAAAACAAAGTGGAAGTGAACGATCTGGAAAGCGGTCGTTATGGCGGAGATTTTTATCCACTGACAGGTCGTGAAGCGTTTTATTTATGGGGATTGGGCACAACTACAGCGGCGGCAAATCTTTATCTTAATCCTGACCCTGCAATTTCGTCTGTGCTGCGGTCAACATCGTCTATCCGCTATAAACATTCAGTAGAGACGATAGATTCAGAGCACGCCGATCTCATTTTCAGGATGCGCCCTGTGTGGTACAGGTCGCAATGCGAAAATGACAGGCGTGACTGGGGATTCTATGGATTGATTGCCGAGGAAGTTGGAGAAATTGCCCCTCAGTTTGTACACTGGCGACCAGCCAACGAAGATGATGCACCGGAAACCATTTCCAGCAATGGCCTTGTTGCCGAAGGTGTAATGTACGAACGTCTGGTTGTTCCACTGATTCACCATATCCAGAAGCTGACTGAAAGAGTTGATGAACTTGAGTCAGAATTAAAGTTGTTATCCGTTTCCCGAAGCGATATCGGATAAAGGAGGAGTAATGGATATAACACCTTTCCTTCATGCACTTTGTGCTGTGGCTGCGCAGGTACTGGTTGGTCTTTTTACCGGAAACTGGGCTTACGGTGCGATAGCTGGTTGTACGTTCTTCATTGCGCGTGAACACACCCAGGCAGAATATCGCTGGATTGAAATGTTCGGGCATGGCAAGCGTATGAATATGCCGTGGTGGGGCGGTTTTGATCCGCGCGCTTGGGATGTGGCAAGCCTGATGGATTTTGCGATTCCACTTTTAGCGTGCACATTATTATATATTTTTATTTAATATAAGATTAACTGAGATATAGCTTACGCAAAGAAGGCAATAAATATAAAGAGAGATGTTCTGAGGTAATTTATTGTTGGTGTTTAAGTTTATTTACAGATAGGTAAGTGCATACCTATATAAAAAAGATAAAATGTGATATAAATCCGCCATCCCGATTTGACTTTTCATGGAGGAAAATATGTCGAACGAGATGGCGGGCGTAACAACAGAGCAAGTTGAGCGCATTGCCGCGATCGTTGCTCGGGAGGTTGTCGGCAAATTAGGTAAAGAGCTACGTGAAGAAATTGGCCAGGAGGTCAACGATCAGCTGAAAACCTACTTTGGTGATATGACCCCGGCGCAACATAGTATTCAACACTCCAATCTGGACAAACTCCTTAACCGGTTGGACTCCATCTCAAGTGGGTTCTTTGGCGGCATTGTTTCTAAAATAACGTCGTTCATTATTACCGCACTGCTTTTGGGGTTAGCCGCGTATGGCGTAAAAAGTGGACTGCAATAACAGGAGATCAAGGATGAAGACTCCGAGAGGCATTCGTAATAATAACCCCGGTAATCTGGATAAAGGATCACCGTGGCAAGGTCTGGTTGCGAATCCAGACGAACCGCGCTTTTGCACGTTTAAAGACCCTGTTTGGGGGATTCGTGCGCTGGCGGTGACTCTAATTACCTACCACGATAAACGTCGCGCAAAAGACGGCTCAAGTATCGATACCATTCGTGAAGTTATTGAACGCTGGGCACCGCCGAATGAAAACAATACTGACGCCTACATTAATGAGGTGTCTAAAGCCGTTGGTGTAACCGCAGACATGATCATCGATCTGCATGATTACGACATCCTTCGACCTTTGGTTGAGGCAATCATTCGCCACGAGAATGGCCGAGGCCCGCTAAAAACGCTGAACACCTGGTATACGGCAGAAGTTATTGAGGAAGGTCTGCGTCGAGCTGGCGTCGTTAAGCCGGTGAAAACCGTGAAGGCTGTTCCTGTAACTAAAGAAACCGCTGGCGCAACTGTTACAGCAGGTATTGGTCTGGCGCAGCTTGCCGATGTTATGCCGCAGGTTTCCGCTGCTATGGATAAGGCACAAGGTCATATCTCTAGCGGGGATACAGTACGCATCATCTTCGGTATTGCCACTATTGTTGTGGCAGGATTCATTGCCTGGTCGCAGGTAAGAAAACACCAGAAAGGGATGGTCTAATATGCTAGGCAGCCTGATGACAAAGCTAAAAGTTGCTTTGATTACGCTGGCTGCCGTTCTTTTCGTTCTGGTCGGCGCTTACACGATGGGCGGAAATGCGGCGCGACGAGCAATGGAAGAGAAGGCAAAACAGGAAGACAGAAAACGACTTCAAAGCACAGTGGAAGTGGTGAATGAGACGAGCAATAAAATACGTCAGAAAGATGCTTCTGCCGTTCATCGTGAGTTGTATGATAAGTGGGTGCGTCATTAAACCACAAACCGCCAGCGTATTGTTCTGCGATGGAGCTGAGCCTATCTATATCAGCAATAATGATGTAATGACTGAAGAAACCGAACGCCAAATCCTTTTTCACAATACGATGGGAGAGAGGGTTTGTGGTTGGTGATGTCGAAGTTCCCCTCAAATGAGGGGAACACATTATTCTTCGAACAATTTTTCGATAGATTTTGTAGGATAGAACAAAGAACGCTCGTTGTTACCAACCAGCTGGATAAAGCCTAAACTTTTATAAAACGCCTTGGCTTTGTCATTTAACGCCTCAACGAAAAGTCCATGAATGCCTACAGCAAGAGATGCATTGTACACAACGCGCATTGCATGTGTTACAAGCATTGAGCCAAATCCTTGACCTTGAAGGGACTTGTCCAAAGCCAGCCTACCCAAAGTAACACTTGGAACATTCCGATAAGGAACCTTCTTTTGTTTGCTTCGTGAAGGTAAGGACTCCTTTTCAAAACAACTACCTGACAAAGTGTAATACCCTAACACTTTTGGCCTTTCTTCTTGAGTGCAAAGCACATAAGCACGAAGAATTTTTCCCTCATGCTGCCTTTTTAAGTGGTTGGCTAAAAAGGCGTTTAGTGACTCTTCGCCGCAATCAAAACCGTTTAGATCATAATCTTTCTCTCCAGAGAAAATCTCTATCGTCGTATTGCTCACGAGTAAACTACTCCATGCTTTTCAGACGATTAGCAGCTCGTTTCAGCTTATCGTTCGGTGCCGGAGGATTGCTTATAGCGTCCATAACCAGATTCCAGGATTCTTCATTCAGAACTAGTCTACGGTGTTGCTCTATAACTTTCACGGCACGTTCAGATGCACTGCTAACCATAAACTGAGTAATGCTCTGGTTAGACATTGCGGCAGCTTCCTCGATGATGCTTTTATCGTCATCGGTTAATCTCAAATCGATGCGCTGCTTTTTTAGTGCTGACATGTATTCCTCCTGATGGCCGTGATGTAGGAAGGCCATCAATCTCCTCTGTTCAAACTGAGTTTTCGACTCAAAAATTACTTTAAAAGGCTATAGCCCATTACGTGTGCATTATCAAATTGTGTACGGCATATCACTGTACTTGTAATATAGAGGTCATTGTTACTTTTTTCAACAGGCAAATATAAGCAATGATTGCCAATTGTTAACCACAACCTACCATTTAACCTTTACACCGTAGCCGTAGGCATTTAGGCTATATCACATATAAGAAAACAAGTTGTTTCAGACGATAATTATATACGCAAAGGGAACTCTCCAATGACCAAGATCTTTGTGGTTGGCGGCACAAAGGGCGGGCCTGGCAAATCCACCGTTGCCCAGCAAATTGCCGTTTGCCTGAAAGTCAAAAAGAAGAAGAAGGTTTATATTACCGATATAGATATTCAGCGCACGACAACGAGCTGGTGTGAAGACCGTCGACAGAACGAAGACCTTGAGCTGATTCCTTTTGCATACGTTCAGGATGACATCATTAAGCACCTAAAATCGCTTCAGGGTAGAGCTGAGTTTGTAGTGGTAGATGCTGGTGGCTTCGACTCCGAAATTCAGCGACAAGCGATGCTGATGGCTGACGTTATCATTATCCCGCTGCGTCCTAAGCGTCGTGATTTGAAATCTTTACGTGACATCGATCCTATTATCGACAATGTTCGCAATGTAAACGATAAAGTGAAGGTCCGCGCGGTCATGAACCAGTGCCCGGCTTTGCCATCACAAGTGTCTCGCATTCTGGCGGCTAAAGAGATTGTTGAGACGTTTGGAATCGAGTCTGCGCCAGTCAATCTATATAACCGCAACGTCTATGATGATGCGGAAGAGTCTGGTCGTTCTATCTTTGAAATGACCGGTAGCGAGCGCGACAAAAAGGCGGAAGCCGAGTTTGAAGAATTTGTAGATTATCTGTTGAGTCTGGAGGAAGAAGAATAATGTCCATGAAAATGGGTGACCTAGCAAAGCGCAAAGAGCCTGATGCACCGGCTAAGAACACAACTCCTTTGCGCCAACCAGTCAGACCACAGGGACGCCCGACTCGTGGCAAAGAGAAAATTAAAAGCCGCACAATGTCACTGGAGGACGAATACTTCGAACTGCTGGAGATGATGAAGTTCATCCCTCGCTTCGAGAAGTTCACTCGTTCTGACGTGATTCGAGCAGCCATTTTCCATCTGGCAGAGAAGTCACCGCAGGAAATCGAGGACATCGTGAAATTGAATGAGGCGATCACCGCTGCCGATGTCACGATGCGTACCGATGAAATCAAACGAGAGTTGATGAAGAAAGGTTAAAAATCATGCATTGGCGCGTACATTGCGCCAATGCATAACTACAGTGTCAGCTTTATGCCGCGCTAACACTATGTTCAGTCCTAACCACCCCAACCTTCACAAAAGGGCTACCGTAGCTTGGTGGCTTCTTGATTAATTTGCCTACATACAGTTTTCTAATATGCTCATCGGCTATTCTGCCAACAAATTCATAACGTTTTGTGTCGGGGCCAAGAGCTATATCCCTTGTAAAGTACTGCTGAGAACCGGCTTTGACCCAGCATTCAATCTGATAAACTTCCATTATTAGCCCACCATATGTAGCGTAGGCATATTTGAGATTCTCGTCTCTTGGAACCTTTGCCCATACGCCACGCGTAGCTTCATATAATGCCAGAGCGGACATTCCTGACTTGTAGGTGCTGTTTAGCAGGAAGGCAAGACCGGCGTGCTCAGGAGCAATTTCAGTTTCCTCTTGTAGCACTAAGTGATGGTAGGCGTCCAGTGATATTCTGCCCATCATGGAACCACTTCCTCGTACCTTATTCGTAAGCTCTCCGACCCCCATAAGGTCGATGCATGTCGCCTCAACAAGTTTGGCTGTGGTTTCATCCATACCATGACGAAGAATATCTATGCCTAATTTTTTATTAGCCAAAAGTTCTTTGATCCGCATGGATTTGGGAGAGTCATCGGGATACTTGATGTGATCGAGACAACGAGTCGATTTGCCTTTTCCTATGTAAAACGGTCTTTTCATCTTGTCTTCTGTATCATAGAGACAGTAAACATAGTATTTAGCCTTATCCAATGATCTCGCGTATACCGATAAATCGTCCATTATTGCATCTCTTAGCTACTGACTAATGCGTTCTATTTTACACATAAGTTTTTAATCAATTTAACAGGCTCAAAGTGTAGAGCTTCTGGGCGTCTAAGACGACAAGTTATGCCTGCTTCTGTATATATAAATAATAAGTAACTTATTAAATATATACGGAAGCAGGTCTTTTAAAAGACACCACCAGAACAACTCCCTTCCGTTTCCACTTCCAAAAACTGCCACCAGTCGCTATCATCCGCTCATTGTGATAAGTAAGTAACTACCTACCAGGTGAGCCACATGAGCCAAATCTTTTTCGATACCATCGACAACGACCAGTACGACTTCATGACAGAGTGGAATACCGCTGTTATGGACAAGTGGGTTGCTGAAAACATTGGTTTGTCGCGCTGCAAAGACGAGGCTGAACTGTTTGAGACGAAGTGGTTTGATTACCGCGATATGCATCCTCTCATGGCCACCTGTCTGTTTACGGAGGCATACAAACGTCAGTACTCAAATATCATGCTGACGCACGGTCGTGAACACTTTGAAACAGCTCCGTTCACCACCGGGTTAAAACGCTTGCCTTATCAGGAGTTGTCGACTGCTAATAAAACGTCGCTATGGAAAGCACGCCAGTTTGCGGATCGCTATTGCTGCTCATACGACTACTTTATCTCCACTGTTCTTTCCGCAGCTGCACGACGTCTGTGGGACAAGCTGCCTCGCCCACAGCATTTGTGGCAGCCAGAACTGATTGAGATATTTGAAGAGAAATTAGCCAGACGCGCAACAACCCGTCTGGATGACTCTCTGGTTAGCTTTAAGCATATGGGAGACATGCAGTTCAACCCGATTCAGGAAAGCTATTTTGAGTGGATTCTGGAGCGTTTGCGCACCATCCCTCGCAGTAAGCGCATACGCGCAATTTTCTCCGCTATCTGGCTAATGGAAATCGTTCCAGAGCGCCTTATTTCCGCCCACTTTCCAGAAGAACTGGAAGAAGCACGGCGGTTTATTGATCCCCTATCTAATTAACTAATACTAGAAAACAATTTGTTTAAAAAACAAAGGAAAGCACATGACCGAACTTTGCCATACAGGACGCGGGCTGTCCGAAGAGTTTGATGAAGATTTCCAGAACAGACTGACGGCATATTTTTGTCGTGATCACGAGTTTCTTACTCGTGCGGGAGATCTGGTTGTGCCTAGCCAATTTGCCAATGCGGCCAATGCCATATTGGTTAATATGGTTTCGGGCTATTACCGTATGTACAAGAGCGCGCCCTCTTCATCTGCAATTCTGGATATGCTTAAGCGTGCGAAACGCGATAAGACTATCCGTGAGGAACTATTCGCCGATGTTGTTGTTGCGTTTAAGCGCATCCTTGCAGAAAAATTGTCCGATACCTCGTACATGGTTGACCAGGTATCAACCTTCGCAAAAAGCGTAGCGTTTGATGATGCTCTGATTAAGGCTGCTGAACTGAAAGAGAAGGGCGACTTTCAGGGGGCGATGGCAATCATGGCCAAGGTTCAGCAGATTGGATCGAACGAAGCGACCGGAATCTATGACTACTACACCTCCGCAAGTGAGCGATTGAAAGCGCGTGAATATGAGGCTTCAGAGGAGTATGTACCAAACAGTATTACAACTGGACTCCCTCTTCTCGATAGGTTGCTGTACCAAAAAGGCTGGGCAAAGCGCGAAATGGTGCTCTTCATGGGGTTCGCTAAATCCGGTAAATCGACCGCAATGGGTGAGTTTTCCATAAACGCAACGCTTGCTGGCTACAATGTTCTGTATCTCTCGCTGGAGGTTCACACCAACATTTTGTCCGACCGTTTTGATGCAAGATTGTCGGAGACGGAAATGTCCAAGTTGGTGGAACGGCGCGATGAAGTTCATCGTAAGTTGGCAGAGTTGGGAGCCTCTAAGGGGATTGGTAGTTTGTGGGTTGTTGAGCGTCCGTCAGGAAGTATGTCACCGGCAGATCTGGACCGTATGCTTAACAGCATGAAAGCCAACGGCATGGTGCCTGACATGGTTGTTGTCGACTACGCAGATTTGATGCGTGCCAGTTATGACCTTCGTGATGATCGCGCCAACATTCGTAGTATCTACACCGATTTACGTGCTCTTTATGACAAGCATAACGTTGCTGGGATCACGGCATCGCAGACAAACCGTGAAGGTGGCGCGTCAGAAGTTGCCACAATGATGCACGCTGCCGACAACATCGAAAAAGTACGTATTGCTGACCTGGTAATAACGATCAACAAAACCGAAGAAGAAGAAGCGAAAGGAGAGGCTCGTCTCTACTTTGCCGGTTCACGTAACCAGCAGGGAGGGATCAGCATTCGCGTTAAACAAAACCTCGAACAAATGCGCTTCATTGAGCGAATCTTAGACGTTACCTAAAAAATAAGCGTGGAGAACACCTCCACGCTTGATTCATTGGTGAAACAACTTTTCTTTTGCCAAACCACAAAAGAAAAACACATGAGCCTTTATGTTATATCAACATTTAGGTTGGTCACAATATTGCCTGTTAAAAGTGGAATTATCGTGAGCGAGCTGAAAGAGCTAATTGCCGAATTAGATTTTGAACAATGGTTGGATACTGAAGGTATCGTTTATCGACGTGGAGGCGTGAGTGCTCGCGGTCGTGAAGTGAATATCAAAGAGTGTCCGGTATGCGGCAGCTCCAACTGGAAGGTATATTTCAATCTGACCAGTGGCGTCGGTAAATGCTTCGCTGGTGATCATCCCGAAGAGATTCAGTTCAATAAGCTGGTCTTCCTCAAGCACTACAGCGGTAAATCACGACGGCAGTTCGAGGAATATGTGCAGAACGCTCTTCTTTCCCAGGGGTGGACACCAAAGAAAGAAGAGCTAGTGCTTGCAAGCACAGTCGAGTTAGAGGGGCCAGTTGCACTCCCTCGTCATTACGAGCTTCCTATAGATGGCCGTCTTCCAGACTATCTGGTTGAACGAAACATATCACCTGAAATGGCAAAGTATTTTGACCTACGATACTGCGTTGAAGGCAAGCACGCTTATGTAGATCCGTATACAGATCAGGTAAAAGGGCAGATATTCGATATGCGAATACTGATACCGGTTTACGATCTGGATGGGGTAATGAAGACATTTCAGGGACGAGACATTACCGGTACAGCAGAACGCCGCTACCTCTTTCCTATGCAGCTTCCAGCTTCAGGTAAGTTTCTCTACAACGGCCATAATGCAGTCGGCAAACAGACTGTAGTTGTCTGTGAGGGGGCGTTCGATGTTATGGGGGTTAAACGAGCTATTTTTGACGAAGAAACATTACGTGATTACGTGGAACCAATAGGAACGTTCGGGATGCATCTATCTGGTAACACCACTCAGGATGCAGAAGATCAGTTAGGCGCGTTCCTGACGCTCAAGGCGCGTGGGTTACGTAATGTGATCATGATGTGGGATAGTGAAAAGCAAGCTATACGCAACACTATGGCCGCAGCCAGGCGACTGAGCAGTATTGGTCTTAATGTGAAAATTGCATGTTTGGGCGAGGAAGGACTCGACCCCGGCGATGCGACCCCGGGGCAGATTATCAAAGCCTACTATTGCGCAAAACCTTACTCACGACAGCTTGAACTCTTAAGCAAGGTGAAAGGCATTGCAGCACTAGTTTGAACCAGTATTAGTCACATACACATTGACCGAAAATGATTTAACTTCTGTATTGAAGTTGTCAGTCATTACTGCGAGGTAGGCATTCTTGGTATCTCTGAATTGCTTCAGGATGATTTGAACGTTGTCGGTGCAAACAAACGAGGTAGCCAGATTGCCTCCTTTCTCTGAAAAATCCTTCAGGAAGGTGCAGTCAACTTTGCCATCATTAGCGGTGAAGGTAGCATCATCACCCTGCCAGGTAAATGTAGCGTTAACGCCCTTATCAATGGATTTAGCAATAAGTCGCTGGGTGGCGGATTTTGTTTTGGCTTTGGAAGCCGGCGCTCGATATTTGCCGCTTTCTTTCAGTTCTGCAATGTAATCGCAGCCTCTTTTTTCTCCTTTATCGCAAGCAGTCTGATAAAGGTCGGCTGCTTTTTTATAGTCCTTTTTTACACCTTCCCCATTCTCATACATAATGCCAAGATTGGTTATGGCGTCGGCGTTTCCAAGTTCCGCTGCCTTTTTATACCACTTAACTGCTTCTGCATCATTGCGTTTAACGCCTAACCCATCATCGTATAGTATTCCTAATCCTATCATAGCTTCTGAACTGCCTTGGTCTGCCGCCTTTTTGTAATAAGTAAAAGCCTTTTTATAATTCTTTTTAACGCCTTTACCATATTGGTAATACGCCCCAAGAACTGAAGTTGCTTTAACATACCCGGCATCAGAGGCTAGTTTGAAGTATTTAATGGCGAGTGCATGATCTACTTTACCAAGCAACCCCTTTTGATAAATAGCACCAAGATTGTTGTAGGCTCTACCTTCACGAGCATCCCCCGCAAGTTTGTAGTACTCAACAGCTTTATTTAGGTCTTTATCTACACCCTCGCCAAATGTGTACATAACCCCAAGTGCATAATATGCTACTTTGTCTCCCTTTTCTGCAGCGAGATCAATCCACTTCTTGGCCTCAACTACATCCTTATCAAAACCATTGATACCATCAAAATAATTTGTCCCTAACTCACTTTGTGCTGCGGTATCCCCTGCGGTAGCGGCTTCTATCAGCGTTTGTTTATTGTCTGCGTTAACGAATCCAGAGCTAAAAAGCAAAGTTAATGCCAGCAACGATGAAGATTTTATGTATTTCATATTTTTTGTTCTGTTGATATAGGATGAACAGTTTAGACGCGGCAAGCGTCAAGTGTGCGAAAAAGGGTACTTAAATTTAGTTAATATGTCAGCTTTGTTGATTTAGTTTATGGTCGGTAAAGTTACTGGGAAACTAATAACCATAAGAAATAGTACGCCATTTAATTATTGTAGCACTGCTCGTGTTTTGATTAACTAATACCTGCGATAAATATAAATAAAGGGAAGCCAACATGAGCAAAAATAAGCTGATTTTAACAGGAGCTTTATTGTCTTTGTTTGCTTTAGTGGGGTGTAAGCCTACAGACGAGAAGGCTATTGCTCTGGGCCAACAAGCAATTGCGGATGATATGAAAGATCCCACGTCGGTGATGTTTAGGAAAGATAAGTTTGTCAGGACTGATCATGACGATGGGAGTGTGACAGGCTTTGTGTGCGGAGAATTGAACGCCAAAAATGGCTTTGGTGCATACGTGGGCTATCACTCATATGTTGTTGAACTCGAAATGAAGCCAAAGGGCATGTTTTCGAAAGGGGTGGTATACAAAATCCTATCGAAGTCGTTGGCACCTAATGATCCTCATGACTTACAGCGTTATAAGCAGGTCTACAGAAAGATGTGCAACAGTGAGGCTGTAGCTCATTAATGGTGAATGCCGGGCAGACTATAAGCCCGGCATCTTCGTATAGGGAACTATTGCGCCTAAAATGATAAGTAGATACATACTTAGTTTTTTGTAAGAATACTTTCATCTGTTAGCTAGGAGTTGGTATGAAAGACGAAATTCAGAAATTGGCCTGTGACATCATTGATAAAACAGGTTTAGAAATCAGCGAGGGCAGTCGACTAGACATCATTGGAAAGGCCGTCAATACAGCAATGAATCATATCGCTGCTCGTATGGACGAGATCCCGCTACCAGGGTTGCCTTATCTGAAAGTTGAGTTACACGTATGGGGCGAACCTTCTTGTGCACGGCGTTCTGCATTAGTTGTTTTTATTAGCAAAGAAAACCCGCTCAGTCTTAAAGTGCAGGTTGGAGCATGGCTTGATGGCAGAGTGATCTACACAAATACCGTTTTTTGTCTTTCAAACGACGAAACTATTGACGCGGCCATTCAAGAAGCAGTTCTAGCAATGCGCAGCAGCGGTTTGATGAAGAATAACTACGAAGAGTACTTGCGTTCGATAAGTGGTGAAAAGACATTATCTCTGAAAGCAGATTTCGTTACCCCGAAAAATCTGTTGGAAGTTTTGATTAATAAAGGGGCTAATAGTGCCGTAAATGTAATCAGAGAGAGTGAATACGCGTCTCTTTGGGATATGTGCAAAAGCCAGTTGGATCTTGTGCATATCGTTGTTGATGCGGGGAAGGCTTGTGATGGCGTAATGGCGGAATTTGCTGGGAAGATGGTCAGGATTGCTAACGAATTACCGATGATTAAGCAAGAGGCTAAATCATACGCCACCAATCATGTCACAGAGCTTCTTGCCCCTTATCGCTTAGAAAGCGATCAGCGCAAGATGATTAGCTGGGGAAGTTGGTAAGCTCTCTGTGTGTCGTTTTTACGCAAATAATGATAGGTAAGCACAAGATTATTTCTGGCGGTAATTGTGAAAGCTGATTTGTCAAAAATCCCTTCTATTTCAGGAAATAACGGTTATTCACTTCGTTGTGAGGAAGTAAAGATAAACGGTGAGTCGGCATATTGCAGCTATTCCGTTTGCCAGCACACCATTCTTGCCTTCAAAGAAAACCGTCTTCCTCGAACGTCTTTCCAGTCGTGCGCAACCGCTATTAAAGCAGGCAAATGCAAGGCGTTAAAAATGATGGTTGAAGAGATTCGTAAAGGAGAATCTCTGTATTTCGAAGATATGACCGCACTCATTAAGGAGGTTGAAGAACGGAATAAACAAGCCAGAACTATAAAACGAAAACGTGACAGTGTAACGATTAATAGCATGGTTAAGAAGAGCGCCACATCACAAACAGCGATCACTGACGTGTATGCGGCGTTGATTGAAGAAACAACAAAAGAAACACATGAGCAAATCGATCAACATATGGAGGCAAAACAACAATGAAAAAGTTGATCGCACTTAAGCATAAGCTGGACGAAATGAAAGCTATGGGAACCAATGCAAAAAAAGAGGCATTGGCCAACATGGATGACTTTGAACAAAGCATGGTTTCATTGATGCTCAACCCTTTCATCCGTTTTGGGGTAAAGAAATACAAAGTGGCAGAGCCGCTTAGTGAGTCCGTCCCAAGTGACGAAAAAGCCATTGATGTACTGAATAAGCTGGCCTCTCGCGAGCTGACGGGGAACGCAGCAATAGCAGCTGTTGAGTCTATCGTGGCGTCAATGTGCGCCGATGGGCAGGACGTGTTCCGTCGTTTCCTCTTAAAAGACCCGAAAGCAGGTGTTGGGATTAGCCTATGCAACAAGGTTTTTGAAAATCCCATTCCGAAATTCGAGGTGCAGCTGGCGTCACCGTATAAAGAAAAAGGCGACAAATACCCCTTCAAGCCAAATCCTAAAGCAAAATGGCCGATGATTGGCAGTCTTAAGCTCGATGGTTTGCGAGTAATTTGCGAGGTTATTGTTGACGAGGAAGAGGTTAACTTCCTTTCTCGTACTGGTAATCCAATCACGTCTCTCGATCACCTAAAGCCAGCCATGCTCGAATTAGGCAAACTTTCAGGCCACAAACACATCTTCTTCGATGGTGAAGGAACAGCCGGTTCATTTAACCAGTCCGTATCTGCATTGCGCAAAAAGAACGTGCAGGCAATTGGCGCTATTTATCATGTTTTCGACTTCTTCCTACCGGAATGGCGAGCACAGGCTAAATCCAAAGAGTATGCAAAGACAGGTATGAAGCTGAAAGAGCGCCTGGCTATGCTGGTGGCGTTGTTCAAAAACGATCGCAGTGAAGGCTACACACAAGACATTCACCTGCATCCGTTCTATATCATCCATAGCCACGAAGACTTCATCGAACGCTTCATGAAACGCCTGGACGATAACGAAGAAGGGGAGATGGGCAAAGATCCGAACTCTGTTTACGAGTTTAAACGTACCCGCAGCTGGTGGAAGTTAAAAGACGAAGATTCAGAAGATGGTGAAATTATCGACTTTGAGCCGGGCGACCCGGACTCTGGTTTTGCCAACACACTTGGAAAAATTGTTATTCGTCTTGAAAACGGCGTCATCGTTCGTGCGAGCGGCATTAAGCATAAATATCTGGACGAGATCTGGAACAACAAAGAGAAGTACCGTGGTCGTATTGTCGAGGTTCATTGTCACGAGAAAACACCGGACGGCAGCTTACGCCACCCACGACTGAAATGGCCGCGTTGCTTACGCGATACCGAAGATCGAATCGGAGATAAAGAATGATCGTATTAAGTAAACGGGAGAAAGAAACGCTTCATGAAATAAGTAAGTGGCCGGAGTTCCCTGAGTACTGGAAGCCTAAAACGCGAGCTAAGTTAGAGCGTTTAGGGTTGGTTGCAAACGTTTCTGAAACGTGGTGTTCGGCCAACTACCAGTTAACTGATAAAGGGAAAGTATTGCTACAGCAATTAGTAGAATCAGGAGTGTTAATATGATTCCATACATCTCATTAGCTTTTATGGGTGGCTTCCTTATCGGCTTCGGCATCTGTCGTGATTTAATTAAGCAGGAACTTAAAACCAAAACACTGTGCATCGGAAAGCGTGTGTATCGGGTAGTTCATGAAACAAAGGTAAGAAAATGAGCAATTTAACTTCTTGGGACTGGTGGTTGGCCACCTATTTCTTAGCGGCCGGAGTCGCATTCGCCTTTTACGTAGGTCAGTTAGTCGTAAAACTGTTGCTGATTAAATTTGCTAGTCATAAACGTATCGATGATGGTCTGTGGCGTCTTGGCACCCTGGTGGAAACTCGCTACGGGCAACTTAAGGAGAACGAAACCATTACTATCCAAGCGAAACGATTCACTGCCACCATCACAAGAACACCTAGTCGTAGAGTGGCCTTGATCAAAAAAGTCGCAACCGAATAAAAACACAATGATAAGTATTTACTTACTTATCCTTTATGTATAAGATGACTTTGTTTTCGTTGAGACGCGACTGTTTGAACTTAAATACAAGTGCAAACGAAGAAGTCTATCTGGCAGTAGCCTAATAAGCCAAACACCAGCGAGGTCAGTTTCCAGCCTCGTTACCGAAATGGGACACACTGAGCGAGTGTGATTGCAGAACGCAGGAGGGAACATGAATGTTCCCTCCGATGAAGTAACAGAATGGGCGGTCAGTATATTTTCAACTCATATACGACTCCCGGATTCTTAGCCAATGACCGCCCATCCTGTTACGTCATTTTGTTCAATTATGTCGTTTATACTGGGTTAAAAAGCGGCGGCGTAGCCCGGCTGGTATGGTTAGCCAGCACACAACGTTGAGGCCATTACATTTTTATCAATTCTAAGGTTCTATTCACAGAGATACCGGCGAGCGTTGATATGTAACATGTTGGGCAAACATTCAATCGGAGTAGTGGCCTCAACGTTGTGAAGACAGGATTGTTGTGTAGGTTTAACCACTGTTGCCATTGGTGCCTGTTTTCACAACAAATGATTCCATACATCACATTGTATAAATTACAAAGTAGGCGCTGTCCTCAAAAACATCATCTACTTAAAGATTTTGCCTTCTATTGAGCGAAGTCGAAAACGTCTGGCACTAACGAAAAGTGCAAGTAGCGGTGCGTTTCCTGGTAGAAACTAACACCGCCGCGATTGGCACTGTTGAGTAATAAATACTGTCAGTGCTGAATTGATGGTGTAGCTCAGCGGTAGAGCAGTTGGCTGTTAACCAACTGGCCGGTGGTTCGAATCCACCCACCATCGCCAATGCCGGTTTAGTTCAGTTGGTAGAGCGCCTGCCTTGTAAGCAGGATGTCAGCGGTTCGATCCCGTTAACCGGCACCAACACAACAGGTAAGAGCATTGGGCGAATCGGCGATACTGACCCACAAGCCCGTAAATCGATAGAGTCAGACCAGTGCTCTTACCGTTGTGATGAAGTGCAGCTCTTTGAAGCAACCAGAAGATAAGCATCTGGCTTCACAACACAACGATAATATCATTACGGTTAATCGTCGTTCATGTGCACAATGACTGGTCGAAAGGTAGTGATCTTACCGTTGTGATGAATGCACAGGCTGATGTGTCGCAACTACAGTAGTGCGCGCTTTGCGGGGCTTGCTACAACCCTGTGTCGGAGATTCAGTACCGGCCACCACAACGGCCGGAGAGTAGGGAGCATGGTGCTCAAGCGGTCTTGAAAACCGTCCCATTGCGCAAGCGATGATGGTTCGATTCCATTACTCTCCGCCAGACACAGCGTTGAGCGGTTTGGCCTTTTAATCAACTCGATTAAGACTCCGCTAACATAAACCAGACCGCTCAACGCTGTGATAGACAATTACGGCAGACGTTCTTAACCATAGCTTGCTAACATCCTAGCAACACTTTTTTCAGCGCAAAATTCAAAGGGGCTTCGGCCCCTTTTTTTGTTGAACAGTGCAATTTACTTTACATAGTCACCCAGTTTTAATATTTCGCGCTTATATTCTTTAACCATGTCACAGGATTCAATGTAAATTCGATGTAAAAGACTGCCATTATCTTTATTCTCATTTATCTTAATGAGTGATAATTTATATTCATAGTCATCAAATGCCTCAATCAAATGGTGGCCTGGGATTATATCTTCGTCACTCTTGAAGTATATATCTTCAAGTCTGTAATCTAGTTGATTAGATCTCCTTTTCTCGATGTAATCTTCAGCCATAGCTATTACATCGTTCCTGTCATTTAACCTGTTTTTTTCGGAAGGTACATCTTCGTAACGTTGTACGATTGAACAACCAATGAGGCGTGGGATGTAAGCATCAAAATTAGTAACTCTATCATGCGCAGTTTTAAGTGCTTTCTCAAAGCAGTCTCTAACATGTAAAGGCAACTTCTCAAAGTAATCATTAATTATAGGAGAACAAGGAGTTTTATAATTCATAAGAACCGACGGTATGAGCTTTGGGTGTCGAAACATCCAGTCCCTTTTAACGTCCGATGGAACATAATAACGTTTAATGATATTATCAAAATAATTTATCATTGGAGATTTGAATATTTTGTTGAATCTAAGGTGTATGAACGCATCCAGATAAGGCATATCTGAATAAGCATCATCAAAAAATATTTCTTCATTGAAGAAATCATATTTATTTAATAAATAAAACAGTTTTTCCGAATTAATATGTTCACAATAATCGATTTTTAATCCAAAGATAGCAA